CTACAGAGCGGCTGAAATCGCGGTTTTACCGTCATATTCAGCCAGGTATTTACCGTAGTTGCGGAATATCATTTCCGGCCCTTTGTGGCCCATCTGTCCGGCAAGCCAGAAGAGGTTAACGCCCTGGCTAATATGCTTGGTGGCGAAGGTGTGCCGCGTCTGGTAAGGGTTACGATAGCGCACGCCAGCTTTTTTCAGGGTCGGCACCCATGCTTTTTTACGGATCGCGTCGGCGTTCGCCCAGGGTTCTCCCGTTTTTGGATCGCTGAATATGAACTCACTTTTCATAAAGGTGTATTGCTTCTGCGCCTGCAGGGCCGCCAGCGCCTCACTGTTCAGCTCCACCTTACGGGTACCGGCTTTTGTCTTGGTGCCTTTAAGTACCCCTACGACACTGGCCGCCTGAACGTGGGCTGTGTTCGCGAGGGTGTCGAGATCAGGCCAGCGCAGCGCGCACAGTTCGGAGCTCCGCAGACCGGTATTGAAAGCAAAGCGGAACAGGTTTTCCCATTCCGGGTATCTGCAGCTCTGGTAAATGGCGAGGGTCTCCGCTGGCGTGAACGGGTCAACCTCGTAATCGTCGGCGCTCGGGCTGCTGTCGATCACGTGGTACCGGCTGGCGCTGACGAGGGTTACCGGGTTAATGGTCAGCAGGCCATCCGTAACAGCTTCATCGATGGCGCTGCGTAGAAACGAAAGGTTATTCCTGGTCGTTTTCAGCTTTGTTTTCCGGCTGGCTATCCAGTTTTTAAGGACCGCTGGCGTCAGTTCTGACACGTGGAGTTTATGCAGAGCTGACAGCGCCGACAGGCATTTTTCATAACCGTTGATAGTCGACGGGGACAGGCTTCGGTTCTGGCAGATTTTGAGGTACTCGTCCAGGTAAGACTTTATGTTTTTGGTTTTCTTCACCACTCCGAACAGCTCCAGCTTTTTGGAGTTGGGGAAATATTTCGCATATTCAAAGGTGCCACTGACGATCTGGTTTTGTATCTCCCCGAGCAGACGCTCGGCGTACTTCACACCGCGCGCGTTTGCTTCCATTTTGGAGAGGGGCTCCCGGCACAGAACCCCTTTGTATGTGAAAGTGATAACCAGAGTGTCGCCAGTTTTATGCTGGCGGATGGTTACTCCTCTTGGGAGAGATAATGATCCTTGTTCTTTCTTGCCCACTTTGAAACCTCCGTTAAGTCAATCCAGCGTTCTTTAACGCCATCGACTTTTAATACATGTACTCCCTCCTTCCATAACCCCCTTTGTATCCGTTTGTTAACGGCTTCTACCGTTTCCCCCGCGTCCCTGCAGTACGTAGAAAGGGGTACACAGTCAAGACTCATGGCTGACCTCCCGCCCGAAGGCCTGGGCATTTTCCAGTTCATTAGCTGCATAAATCAGGGCATTGTGATGAGCACGAAAACCACCATCGAGTTCGCGAGCAGCTCTGTCGCGCAAGATGTCGATCGCTGCCTGATAGTCGTTCTGGCAATCGGCGGACTTTTCCGCCGAACTGGCTGGCAGTTCCCCCAGCACCATCAACATGTTTTCCGGGTCGATGGGAATGGTGGCAAGCCCCAACTCTTTGGCCTCCGCTGCTAAACGGGTCCAGCGTTCAATAATTTCAGTGGTAACTTTTTTCATGGCATGCCTCAGAAACCCATCAAAAATTTATACTCAATCAGCGCGCCGAACACGACGGCCACCAACAACAGGCCAAACAGCAGGGAAAGGAAAAGCGCTTTCATTTTCTGTCCTTCAGTTTGCTGTATCGTTCATGGCTCATTACTTCCCAGTTGTGGCCGCCGTCTCGGGACAGCAGCCTCCAGCGACGATTAACCCTCAGGCTCAGATTTCCGGAGCCGTGCATACGGCAGGGATGAATTCGCCTGGCTCTGAACTGGCGGAGTACATGGACCGCCTGCAGGTGCACCCACTCAGGAATTCGTATCGCTGTCAGGGCCATTGTCCTTCTCTCCTGCAGGTGGGGTGATCGTGTAACCGGCGCGTTCAGCCATCCATAAAAAAGTCTCCAGCGATGCTGTAACCTCGCCGTTCTGAACCGGGCGCGCGTGGATAACTTTCCCGTTCTCAATTGTCAGCACGATATTTACTGGTTCGTGCGTGATAATTGGTGTCTGATCACTCATGGCTTGTCTCCGCTGTTACTGATTTTTGTTTCTTGGCAAACTCGACCAGCTCAGCAATGAGATCGTCGATTAATGCCTTTCCGCTTTCTGTCAGGAACTCACCGCTGCCATTCACATCTACGGCGTTGCTGTAAATTCCTCTGATGGCTTTTACGCCGTCGATATTCCCGTATTCACTGAGAGCCAGCTTTTCGAATCGTCTCAACAAACCATCAAGCAGTATTTCTGTTAATTCGACTGTGTTTATTCCACCCTTAGGCATATTAATAATGATGCAGGTGCTTCCGGTTTTACGCTGGTGGCGTAATAATGCAGCCTTTAAAATTCGTCGGCGATAAGTGTTAATTAAATTATCCATTTATTTAATCTCCCTTTGCGCATCTTCATTCGCTAAAACGATAGTTTCTTCCTTCTCTGTCCAGCTATAAATCAAACTGGCTAGGTCATAAGCCAGACCTAAAAGGCCATCCAGTTGGTGACGGTCAAATTGTTCATGATGAGCGTGAATTGTTTGCATTAAGGCATTTAACTGCTTAGCTTTAACATTTACGCCTTGTATATCCTGGCGTTCTTCAATTGGCATTGTTTACCTCCCATATGCTTTTTTAAGATAGAGCCTAGCGATTACTTCGTAACCACACGCCGCATAAAGGCACGCTGTTCTATATGCCGATTTATCAATGATGAAAGTCATACGAAGCGCCTCACAGCCAAAGAAGCGACTACCCGACCGTGAATACGCATGTCTTTTTGCTCACCCGAGTTAAGCGTGAAAGTTTGGTAGTGGAGATTGTCAGAAATAATCTTTAATGCCCCGTCCGGTAAGGGTTCAATTCGCTTGATGAAAAGGCAGTTACGGCCAAAAACATCTCCCGTAAAAACATAGATGCCGGGGGTAAGAACGCGGCCTCCACAATCAACGAAAGCTACAACCTCACAGGGTTCGATAGTCGGCTGCATTGAATCACCTTCCATCCTGCAGCTCTTAACTCTGTTTCCAAAATCATTAATATTGTCAGAACCGAACAGCATTTGTGGTGTTTTAATTGACTCGTTAAAAGAAAGTGAATTTTGCATTTTCATTTCCTCGGGATGAGTTTGGTCACACCATTTAAGGTGTTCTATTAATTGTTTTATTTATAGTAATTTAATTTCGAAGTTATTTATTTGTTCGTTTACTTCTTCTAATGTTTTTACAACTAAAGTAATTAATGCATGTTCTCTTATTTCTTCCTCGGAGGTCATTTTTTCAAGGAGTAACCATAATGAAGATGAACAACAAGTTATATCGTGCGCCCAACTCATGACCATAGAGCTTGTTTCATCTTTATTGAGAACTACAGTATCAGTTATCATTGTTTATTCTCCGGCCAGTCATGCCCGATTTCGCGATTTATAACTGAAAGATTTTTCTTTAATTGGTTAATGCAAATTTGAATGAGGGCAGCTGGCTTATAGCCAGTATCTGGATCAGATTCGGCATATTCAAGCACGTTTACCACGCGATCAATATCCATAGCTAGCTTGTGGATGGGACCATTTTCAGATATCAATTGTTGAGTGCTCATCTTCCTGCTCCGTTTGCTTGTTGATGATTAAACAATACATAACGTATTAACGAGCGTCAATACAAAACGGATTAATCTGATGTATTAATTTTTATCTCTATGTTTGTTAAGGTTTTTTTGTTTGATTTCGTAACGAAGGGGATAAAAAAAGCCGCTTTCGCGGCTTGTGCACTATGGCAGGTTGGTTATTTTTGCATCGACCACGACGCCGATAATACGGCAATTACCATTTATGGGAATGATCGGGTATTGAGGGTTTAACGGCTTGAGGAATCGTTGACCAGCATCGATAACTAGCTTTTTGAAAGTGGCCTCGTTATCCCCATCGAGCTTAGCGACAACTAACTTTCCGTTGATGGGTTCAACCTGAGGATCGACCAGTATAACCATGCCTTCAGGAATGCTAAGCCCAGCTGGCGATGTCATCGAATCCCCTCTGACATCTAACCAGAATGAATCTTCTGAACATTCCACGGTTGTATCATACCAGCGGTCGATCGCGCGCCTATGATATGGTTCCACTGCTTCCATCCAATCCCCTGCGCTGACCCAACTGATTACGGGGTAGCTTCCTTTCGATTCATTCATGGCGTGAAATGACACATTGTGATCAGCTCTTGCGTCGCTCACTGCGCCGTCAGCGTCAACCACAAAACCTGGCATTTGTAGAATTTTAAAAATTTTTGCTATGACCTCCAGGTTAGGTTCACGTCTTCCGTTCAGCCAATGGCCTAGCCCACCCTGAGTCATACCGAGTGCTTCAGCTAGCTGTTCTTGAGTCATTCCGACTTCTTTCATCCTGGATTTGGCCAGGTCCTGCCATCTCTGTTTCATAGACATGATTATTACAATCCGTATTTTTTGAGCAACTTCCATTTTGTATTATTGTTTTATGTGTGTATAGTACGTTATGTATTATTTAGATAGGAACTATCCGAATGAGCGGTATTAAGAGCCTAAGGCTGAAAGCAAAAGTGACCCAGGGGGAGCTGGCAGCGTTGATCGCTAGCTCTCAAGGGGCCGTTAGCCACTACGAAACTGGTCGTCGAATCCCAGATATTGAAGTTGGGAAACGCATTGTGAGCGCCTTTAAGCAGCTCGGATATGAAACCAGTCTGGATGAGGTTTTTTCCGATGAACATACAGGAGAGCAACTTCGATAACGCACTGCTGCCGGATACCCACTCACAAGCTGATGCCGAGTGGATTAAGCAGCAGTTACTTAGCCTGACACCAACTGCACGACAAAAAGCTATCCAGCGTTATGCAGCTGTGTATCAGGAGACGTTCGAAGCTGAACCCGTTTCCTACCGCAAGGAGAACCGGGCAAGGCATGAAGCAAACACAAGGCTTCGCCTGTTTTTGAGAAATCAGGGCAGAGCTTTACAGGGGTATACCGCCGAACCTCCCCTGGCTGGAACGCAATCGCGCTCCTCATTGTTTCGGGTTTAAAGGTACCCGAACAGAATCAGGCTTAAAGGTGCCTGTTCAGGTTGGCAACCAACTGACCCAACTCCTCATATGTACTAGGGAAGTAGTACGTTTTTTATGGGGAAGAGGGAAAGGGGGGTAAGGGGGGATTGGGTGTAGGGGCAGGAATAGGGTCTTTTCCAACAGGAGAGATCCATTGGTTAGGTAGATCACTGTCTTAAGGGCGCAATTTTAAAAAACGCCTGTATCAGCAAGGTAGTACAAAGCGCTCAGGCGCTGAGAAACGAAAAGGGTTCTTCCTGGAAGAGTGATTTTTTCAGAGGAGCTGAATCAGAAGGGAGGCTGGCAGCCTTTGGGGAGGCCACCAGCCATGTGAGGGGGAATCCATGAAAACCACATCACAAAATTATTATCTCATCAGCACGGGGGCAGCACAATGGAGCTGACGATCACGCCGAATTTTGCACAGGAACGAGCGCTAAACATGTTGCGCCGTGACTGGAAGGCAAACGACACCTTCATGGTGTACTCGCCAACCGGTAGCGGTAAAACGGGTTTGGCAGCCTTCATCGTCGCCGGGTTTGTCAGCCGTGGTATGCGCGTCCTGTTCTGTGCACCGTACACCATCCTGATCGGTCAGACGGCTAATCGGTTCGTGGAGTATGGGTTGCCGGGGGATGAAATCGGTTATATCTGGGCAGATCACCCGAACTACGATCCGGACCGGAAAATTCAGATTGCCAGCGCCGACACGCTTATTCGTCGTGTTTTTCCTGAAAATATCGATCTGCTGATTATCGACGAAGCACACCTGCGTAAAAAACGCATCCTGAAGGATATCGAACGTCTGCGCGGCAAAGGCGTAAAGGTGATTGGCCTGTCGGGTACTCCGTTTTCCCCGTTCCTGGGCAAATACTATGACCGACTGATTAAGCCGACCACCATCGGCGAGTTAATCCAGCGTGGCGATCTGAGTAAATACGAATTTTACGCGCCAACTAAGCCGGATCTGAAAGGTGTTAAAACCAAAGCATCGCTTGAGTACGGCAGCGATTACAACGAAACGCAGCTGGCTGAAATCATGTGCGGGTCTACGCTGGTGGGCGACATCGTACAGAACTGGCTGGAGAATGGCCGGGATCTGCCTACTATCGCTTTCTGCGTCAACGTAGCCCACGCCAATTACCTGACAATCCAGTTTAACCTGGCGGGTGTTAACGCTGAGGTCATGACTGCCGACACTCCAGTGGATGAGCGCCAGACCATCATTCACCGCTTTGAAACTGGTGCAACGAAAATCATCGTTAGTGTGGGCGTTCTGGTGGCCGGCTTCGATAGTGACGTTCGTTGCATCATCTACGCCAGGCCAACAAAAAGCGAAATTCGCTGGCTGCAGGCGCTCGGGCGTGGCCTGCGCACCGCTCCGGGTAAAGAGTCCTGCCTCATCTTCGATCACAGCGGCACCGTGCACCGTTTGGGTTATCCGGATTCAATCGAGTACGACGATCTTCCCGGTAAGTCTGACGGCATGGAGGAAAGCGCGCGCCGCGCAGCTGAGGAACGGGCCGAAAAGCTGCCGCACGAATGCTCACAATGCCACTACATGAAACCCGCAGGTGTGTACGTCTGCCCGAAATGTGGGCATAAGCCGCTGGGCGGTGAGGACGTCGATACCGACACCGGCCGCAAACTCAAAAAGCTGGGTAAAAACCAGCATCAGCCCACGAAGGCAGAGAAACAGGCCTGGTGGAGTCAGATCAAATTCTATCAGCGCCAGCGCGTATCGCAGGGGAAAAAGCCCGTTAGTGATGGCTGGTGCGCAAATACCTTTCGCGAACGGTTTGACGAGTGGCCTAACGGGTTGAGCGATTTCCCGATGGAGATCACGCCGACCGTCTCTAATTTCATCCGGCACAAATTGATTGCGTATGCGAAAGGGCAGGAGAAGGCCAAGCGCCTGAAGGAGGCATCAGGCACGCCAGCCCCATCCTCAGTACAACAAGCACAGAAAGCGATTAGCGATATCAGACAGCAGTTAGGAAAACGAGCATGAAGACGGCAGAAGCAGCAAAAGGCCAGTGGGCCATGATTTTTGAACATTACGGGCTGCCGCCGATCACCGGTAAACACCATTTCAGAGGTAAATGTCCGCTCTGTGATTCGATTGGTAAATTCCGCATCGATGACCGCGACGGTGCGGGAACGTGGATTTGCACCTGCGGCTACGGTACAGGAATGGACTTGGTTACCAAAACCCAGGGCAAACCATTTAACGAGGTCTGCCGCGAAATTGATGAGCTGATCGGCAATACGTTCAGGCGTGACAAAGTGCCTGAAGCCAGTGACGCTTCTAAACTGCGGAAAAAGGTACTCAACAATTTTGCAAAAATGGCTCCTTTGCGCGGTACCTCTGGTGCCGACTACCTTAATTCTCGCGGTATTTTTAAGCTTCCAGCCGAGGCGGTACGGTTAAACCCAAAACAACGGCATAACGGCCGTGTCTACCAGTCGATCTATTCACTGGCAACGGACGATAAAGGGGAGCTGTGTTACCTCCACCAGACGTTACTCGATGGCGCAAAAAAGGCTGATATCGGGGCCAGCGCAAAGCGACAGAAATCACTACAGGAAGATAACTATCTCGATCATGCCCGGTCAGTTGCGATCCGTATGTTCCCGGTCGCCAGCACCCTGGGCATTGCCGAAGGCATCGAAACGGCCCTATCTGCGCACCAGATTTATAACGTGAATACCTGGGCAACTATGACGGCAAATTTCATGAAGAAATTCCGCGTTCCTGCTGGTGTTAAGCACCTGATTATTTTTGCCGACCGCGACGAGAACAGCGCTACCGGGCTGGCGGCTGCGTATGAATGCGCTCATGGCAATCTGCTGGCAAAGAATGACCTGCAGCGCGTGAGCGTGTACTGGCCGGATCACGATGATTTCAACAATATGCTCATGAACGGTGATCAGGTTCGTGAGCTGGTTTTCCATAAGAAAAAGGCGGCTGCGTAATGCGTACTGATAACAACGAACATAAAGCACTATTCACCATCCCGACGGCAGCTCACAGCTCCGCCCTCGCAAACATCAAGCCTCTGCCAGAGCAACGGAGAATCACCGGGCATAAGCAGACTGATGCTTATCTTTGGATGCTGGAGGTAATCCGCCTTAACGAACCCGCACATTTGGAGGCAGCCGAAGCCGCGCTGGCGAAAATTAAAATCTCCCCAAAAGAGGCCGAGGAACGCTATTCGCGTTATCTGTTGGCGAATGGTGGAGATCCTTTCCAGGTTGCTTTCGGTACCATCGGCATGGATAACCCGGCCCAGGCAATCAAGAACGCCCGGGAGGACATCAAAAAAGCAGCATCAGTCAGGGCCACGTTCGGCAGCTATGAGGCAGCTCTCGAAGATGTGGAGGCCGAGCGAGTAATCAAGTCTTCCTCGAAATTTATCGACGATCACCTTTGGGGATGGACTTCGGCCGAGAAGAAAGCTGGCAGCATTAACGGCAGCCGTATGAACGAAATTGATGAACAGCGCCGGGCATTTGTTGAAGGCTATCGTGATGTACTGCCAGAGCCCAAAACCCTTTCTGACGTTGTTCGTGAGTTTGTTTACTGGGACTGGCTCTACAGCGTTCGTCACACTGCAACTAAAGAACAGGGCTATGAATTTGGTTACTCCGAGCATCACGAATCCGTATATGACCGCGAGCGCTACCTTGAAAAATTGCTGGAAACCATCAAACCCGTGACGCGAGCTGAAGCTATCGAGGTATGTCGTTGGTTCCTTGAAGGTGAAAAGGCCCAGTACATGGAAAACCACGGCGCGGCGGTAATTCTTAACCTGGTAGGGGAGTGTGAAGAATGAAACTGGAGGCATCGCTAAAACACTTTAGCCCTCAGGGTATGCACATCAGCGACGACGTGAAAGGAACCTCTCCGGATCGTATCACCGGCACGGATGTTATGGCGGCCATTGGTACCACCAGCAGCCGCGCGCGCTTCGGCCTGGCGGCGTTCTTCGGTAAAGCGGGAATCAGCAAAACGGATGAACAGCTCGCAGTTCAGGCGCTGACGCGTTATGCGATGGACGTCGCGCCGAAAAATGTTCGTAAAGCAGCTGGTGGGCAGTTCGGATGGTGCATGCAGGTGCTGGCACAATTTGCCTTTGCTGATTACTCCCGTTCGGCGGAAACCAGCGTGTCGTGTCACAGCTGCAGTGGTACCGGACGAACAACCCGCGAGCAAATCACCCGCAAGGTTTCGTACCCATGGGGTAAAGCGCCATACTGGGCCAGCCGCTCCCGTGCCGTTCGTCCGTCTGACTGGGAGCAGTGGACAGAAGTAACAGAGGTTGTACCGGCAGTCTGTGATGCTTGCGAAGGTAAGGGAACGATCAGCGCACGTTGCCGCTGCGGCGGTAAGGGTGAGGTGCTCGACCGCAAGGCCACAAGCGAGCTCGGCGCGCCGGTGTTTAAAACCTGCGAGCGCTGCAGCGGAAATGGATTTTCTGCGGTGCCGTCTACCGCAGCCTATAAAGTGATACTGAAGCGCGTTCCGGATCTGCATGTCAGAACATGGACTCGCAATTGGAAACCGTTTCTGGAGGTGCTTGTCGACGTCTGCCACAGGGAAGAACAAAAAGCAGACACGGCGTTTCAGGATGCAACGAGCTTTCGTGATGATGTGAACAAAATTTAGTATATTTGCCACGTTAAGCTTGATTTTGTCCGAACTTGTCGTGTATGCTTCAAATCGTAGGTTGTTGCGCCTGCACGAAATCAAACCCGCCTCCGAGCGGGTTTTTTATCTACAGCAAGGTATTTACTCATCTCATTTGATATGTTGTGTTTTTTCTACTGAGGGTCAGTTGATGAGCACAGATGAAAGCCCGTTAAGCAAGATTCAAGAAGTACGGATCGTTGAGGATGTTGAGCAAGTCAATTTGGGCCTTTCTAAAGGCTGGGTAATCCTAATGATTACCGAAAACACCACGATCTGGGAAGACGGTAGCAAAAGCAGTCGGGTTGCATATCATATGGGCAAACCTCAAAGACTGCCTGTATAAAAATTTAACCCTGCCTATTGGTGGGGTTTTCTCATTATCATCCAAATGTCATACTGTTAGCTTTAGCATTTTAAAAAGGCTTTCATATGACATCGTTTAATGATTTTAAAGAGAAAAGGGCACAAGTTAAGCTTGCTATTGAAAAACATGATGAGCAACTCCGAAGTGTGTTCCGCGAATTTATGAGTCAATATATTGCTTCTTTTGATTTTCCTGGCGAGAGTTTTGTTGATGGCAAAGGGAATCAACGTAAGTATGTGAGCATTTTGTCAAAAGGTATACTCAGCGATGCTGATTCTTTAAATGTTCATCCTCATGATGGTATAACTGTAAATGTAAATACTGTCCTTGATGATTCATCTAATAATGATATAAGGGTTGAGTCATTTACAATCAATATTCGTCTCGTTAATGGCCTAATAACCTTTGTTGTGACAGGTATGGGCTTTTTTGATGAAAAAACATTTTCAAGCGTGAGCGGCAAGGATAAATATTTAGACGTAATTGATTATATCAAGTCTGTCTTTTTAGATAATATCCTTAAAGATTATCCTGGTTCTAACCATTCTCCGGCTGAGTAGCTATTTTATGATGCTTGGCTTGATGTAAGGCAAACATAAAAACCATTGATATTGCGTGGGAAGTTTGACTTATGTATCATCTCGCTCCCGGCCCTTTAGCTCAGTTGGTTAGAGCGTGCGACTCATAATCGCCCGGTCGCTGGTTCAAGTCCAGCAAGGGCCACCAGACCGCCACTAGCTCATCGGGAAGAGCGGCAACTTTATGTTGTAGTACGAGGTTCGAGGCCCCGGTGGCGGACCAATGCCGACTTAGCTCAGTAGGTAGAGCAACTGACTTGTAATCAGTAGGTCACCAGTTCGATTCCGGTAGTCGGCACCATATGCGGGCATCGTATAATGGCTATTACCTCAGCCTTCCAAGCTGATGATGCGGGTTCGATTCCCGCTGACCGCTCCAGTTTAAGCTTTTCGGTCTGCGATGATGGGTTTCCCGGAGTGACTGAAAAGCGCCCCGGTTTTGAATGGGCGCTGCTTTTTGCAAAATTGCTGTGTGAAAATACTGACCTTTGGGTTCAGCGCTCATCCAAAAGCATCTCGTCAAAATCCAATTAACCTCGGGTGGTTTGTTGGATGAGGTGCCTCAATTCAAATAGCCTCGCTTCGGTGGGGCTTTTTCATTTCTAAGGCTGCCATTTGGTGGCCTTTTTCTATTTCAGGATCCGGGAACCATTATCGACACGCCTAATTGTTAAATCGTCCCGAGGGCCTGAACCCTACACACGGAAATCTTATGTCTGATCCATTAACTGTAGCTGGTGGGTTTGCTGCCGGGACTGTGGGGGTGACACTTGCTACCCTGTTTCCCGAAGCCACTCCCGGCGTAATGCTTTTCTCTCTCGGAGGTGCTGCGCTCTATGTGTTGACGTCTGAGCCGCACCAGATATGGAAACAGGCGGTATTCGCGATTATTTCGTTTCTTGGTGGCGTCTCGTTCGCGGTGCCTATGGCGACAATTATGGCTGGTGTTATTAACTCAGCACTTAGTTTGCTGACGCCGCCAGTGACCATCGAAGTATCACCAAATATCGGCGCGCTGGTGGCCGCATCCATTTCGGTCGCTATCCTTCTTCGCATTTTGTCCAAATCCAAAAACGGGAGCCTTCCCGGACTGGATGGGGGTGATGAATGATATGGGATTCGCTGATTCCTCACGCAAACGCGGTGGTTTGCCTACTGATAATGTTCCGTCTGATGTTCTTCAATAAGACGGGAAAATCATACCGGCGTGGCGTCTCATTGTTTGCGTATCTGATAATTCTGTCCGCCGGGTATACCGCATTCCGGATCATCCACGGCGATTACATGCAGGTTGACCCTGGTGAATTCATGCTGAATGCGACGGTTTGCATTGCGGTATGGCTGGCCGGTGGGAACCTGGCAAAATTTGTGAGGGCATCGTAATGCAAACCAGTGATAAAGGGATTTCCCTGATTAAAGAGTTTGAAGGATGCAAACTTGCCGCTTACCAGGACAGCGTAGGCGTCTGGACGATTGGTTATGGGTGGACCCAGCCTGTCGATGGAAAGCCAATTCGCGCCGGGATGCTCATTAAACAGGAGACTGCAGAGCGCCTTCTGAAAACAGGGCTGGTCAGCTACGAAAATGACGTCTCGCGCCTGGTCAAAGTTGGACTGACTCAGGGCCAGTTCGATGCGCTGGTGTCGTTCACGTATAACCTCGGCGCTCGCTCCCTGTCGACATCGACCCTCCTGCGCAAACTCAACGCCGGTGATTACGCTGGCGCTGCCGACGAGTTCCTGCGCTGGAATAAAGCCGGTGGCAAAGTTCTGAATGGGCTGACCCGTCGGCGTGAGGCGGAGCGTGCTCTGTTCCTGTCGTGATTACCCTTGCTGATATTAAAGCCTCATGGCGTCTGATACTGCTGGTGGTCGTCATTGCGGTAGTCGCCGTACTGTGTGTCCTGCTGGCAAACAGTCGATCTGACGTTGCTACGCTAAAGAGTGATAATGACGTTCTGCACAGTGACAACACCCTGCAGGGGACGGTTATCGCTGCTCAGGCTTTCAACTTCAACCGGTTTAACCAGGTGGCCGAAAAGGCCAGCCGACTAAATTCACTGATTGATGCCAGCTCCGATAAAACGGTTATTGAATATCGGGAGATCCTCCGCCGTGAAAAAACCTGTGATCTGCCTGTTCCTGCTGATGTCGCTGGTGGGCTGCTCGAATACACGCACCGTCTACGTGCCAGCGCAATGCACACCAATTCCGGGAACGCTGACGCAGCCGGTGATAGCGCCACTCCCCCCAGCACGCTGACGTATTGCCAGGCTGTTCTTTGGATTAAGCCGCTACTGGCCGCTATCGAAAAAGCGAATAACCAGCTGTCTGGAATACGTGAAATAGAGAAGGGCAGGCAATGACTATTGCCAGCATGACATTACAAAAGTCATTCACTGAGTGGCTTTGATAATGTTTTTTGAGTGAGGATTGTTCAGTATGGCTTCGATAAAAGAATCCACTGATGCCAATAGACAATCAAAATATTACGTCCACTGGAAGGATGAAAAATCCGGTCATGGACGCCGTCGCATCTTTAAGAATATTGATGATGCCGCACATCTTTTCTGGCAAAAACAGAATATCGAGCTGGATTGTCGAACCGCCAGTTGGACCGGAATAGACCATTCCTGGACTTTCCGAAAGTTAATTCTTTTTTATCTGGGGTATCAGGCCGGCAAGCTGGAAAAAAATATCATACGGCTGTCGTCATATACGAAATGCCGTCACGATCTTCTCGCTGTAGACGGGCCGATACTGGAAAAAAATATTCTCCATATCAGCCATCGTGATATCGGTGATTCGGTTCGCACCGGCTGCCATCGCTGGATTCGTTCGGCTTTCTTCCTGCTGGTGGAAAAACGGCTCATCACTTTTAACCCTGTTGACCGTCCCGCGCGCCGGAAGCGTCGACCCATCACCATACCGCCATCATCATCGGTCAGGGAGCTACTGAATAACGCGCCAGTTCGTGAGCGTATCGCGTGCTGGCTCGGGATTTGTGGCCTGCGCATCGGTGAGGCTTTGGCGGTTACGTATAACGACGTGTCAGCCGACTGGATCGACATCCGGGGGCATGTTGTTGACGGCGTTATACATGAGGGGCTGAAAAGAGGAGTGGAGCGCCGGGTACGGATGCCGCGTGAGCTTTTCGCGTTGCTGGATAAAAGTAAACTCGGTACCTCTGAGCCTCTTATCTGCAACCAGTTTACCGGCGCATGCCTCGCTACCAGCTACGGCACTCAGGGCGTTCTCGTCAGAACCCTGAACGACTATGGCATTAAGCGATTCCATCATCTTCGCCACTTTGCTGTATCTCGGCTGGCAAACAAAGGCGTCGATATCCTGAAGGTTTCCCGACTTATTGGGCATTCGAACATCAAAACCACAATGGACGTTTACGGTCACCTGTTCGGTGAAGTGGTGGAGATGGATTTGGACTGAGTTATCCACATAGTGGAAATATTAGGGCGATCCACTATCTCCCCATTCTGCGCGGCCTCCGGGCATCAAATCGCAGTTTTCCCGAAAAAAAGGATATGCCGCATTTTTACCCCCTCTGATATGCCGCACTTGGCACCAGAGAGGACGCGGCCTGCACGCCAGAATTTACCGCGTGATACGCCGCACCCGGATCGGAGAAATTGGATTTTGAACAAAAAATAATCACATTGACTTAGGCGGAAGTATGGCTCCTAAAAAAAGCTTCAGAAAAGCCTACGTCGGTATCGTTATGGACATGGCATTAGCCCGTAGCAAAATCAGCAATCGGATGGTTGCTCAGCGCTTAGGTGTGGACGAGACGACGATCCGTCGCTGGCGTAAAGAGAATATCGAGTTTGAGCGCGCTTTCACTGAGGCTCGCGAAGCTCTCAGAGAGAAAATAAACCGCGTCGCCGGTAAGAGCCTGGACGTTCGCAAACGGAAGGTTGTCACCACATCGCCGGATGGTGTGAAAACCACGATTGAAGATGTGCTGCCCACGCACAACGATATTGCTGTTTTCTCAAAGGTGCTCGGTCTTGGTACCAGCGTCTATAGCGAGGAAGAACGTCAGCGTGATGTGCTTCGCGAGGTGATGAAAAACAAGGTGGCCGGAAAATACTCCGCGCTGGAGGCGGCACAGCTGCTTGAGGCTGAGGGGGTAAAAGTTCCGGCAACCCTGCAAATGGAGCTGGGAGCACCGAAAATTTTCGAACCGTTCAACAATATGGACGAGGCAGCCAAAGCCGACGCGGCGAACCTGACCCCGCAAGAAGCAGCCGATATCTACAAAAAATACCTGGGCTGAAAATTGCAAAAACAGGCGTTTCGAACCGTAAAAACGCTATGCACTTTTTGACCCGTTTTATGCACGTTTTATTCATCCCGATTTGACCACTTTTCTGTTCAAAACAGAGGCTTCACGCCGTTTGCGTGATGGGTGCTGTTGCCCCAGTGCGGGTAACGTCCATTATGTTAAATCGGGGCGTTTTTGAGGAATTTTTCTGTGCCGATCCCGTTCCCCTTTAACTTCCGCAAACCGGACTATACCGCCGTGTTTGAGTGGAGAATGGAGAGGCTGGAGCGGATCAGGAAAGCGCCTGAAATGCTTCCGGCACTCCGTGAGTTTTACCGCACTAACCCGGCCCAGTTCATCATCGACTGGGGCATGACGACGGACCCGCGTAACCTCGATTATGGCCTGCCTGCCACCATCCCGTTTTTGCTGTTCCCCCGCCAGGAGGAATGGATTCACTGGATCATGGACAGGCGCGCCAGTCTTGAGCATGGACTGACAGAAAAAAGCCGCGAAATGGGGCTTAGCTGGACCTCTATCGGTCTGGCCTGTTCGCTTTGCCTGTTCAATAAAGAAATGGTGATCGGGTTTGGTTCCCGCAAAGAGGAATATGTCGACAGTACCGGCGACCCGAAAGCACTGTTCTGGAAAGCACGTAAGTTTACGGCGGTTGTGCAGCCTGCTATCCGTTCGGTTGAAACGGATAACGACGGGAACCGCATTACCAAAAATTACCCGCTGCTGGTGGATGTGCCGGTGGTATTTCCGCGCGGCGGCGGCTGCACGCTAACGTTCCCGGTGAAAGCCGGTGATGAATGCCTGGTGATTTTTGCAGATCGCTGTATCGATTTCTGGTGGCAGAACGGCGGGGTACAGGAGCCTGTCGACGACCGGGTGCATGATTTATCGGATGCGTTCTGTATCGTCGGGCCGCAGTCTCAGGCGCAGAAAATCAGCGGAATCAGTACGGGGGCCGCTCAGCTGCGCAGCGACGACGGAAGCACGTTCTTTGAGCTCAACCCCACTACGCAGAAAATTAAAATCGTAGCGCCAGGCGGTCTGGATGTAGTTACCCCGCAGGCCGACTTCTCGGCGAAAGTTACCATTCACGGGCTCCTGTCCTGGCTGGGTGGAATGGTGGGTTCTGTCGCTTCTGGCGTTGCATCCAAAATCACCGGCGCTGTCGAGTTTATCGGTACCGTTAAAGCTAACGGCAAGTCAATTGATGATACGCACACGCACGGCGGGGTTCAGCGAGGCGGAAGCAACACAGACGGGGTGAACTGATGCGATACAGACGTGAAGACGCCGAGGGGGATTACACCTTTGGCAGCGGCGATGATACCTGGCTGATTAACTCACCGGAGGCCGTGGCGCAGGCGGTAAAAACGCGATTCGAATTGTGGTATGGGCAATGGTTTCTCGACACCACCGAGGGGACTCCGTGGATTCAGTCCGTACTCGGTAAGCAGAAGCCGGAAACCTACAACCTGGCGATCCGTAAGCGCATCCTCGAAACGCGGGGCGTTAAATCCATCCTCTCTTTCAATACGACAGTGAACACGACGACGCGCCGCGTCCAGTTCTTCGCTGAAATCGACACCATCTACGGAACAACGACAGTAACCAGCGAGGCATAAATGGCCCTCAATTTGGACACACTCGGCTTATCGGCAACGGTAACCGCTGAGGGGATCAGTGCGCCTGATTACCAGACGATACTCGATACCCTGACGAGCTATTTCCAGCAGATTTATGGCAGTGACGCTTATCTGGAGCCAGACAGCAAAGACGGCCAGATGGTGGCGCTGGTGGCGCTGGCTATCCACGATGCCAACAACACGGCCATCTCCGTTTATAACTGCTTCTCACCTGCTACGGGTTACGGTGCAGCACTGACGAGTAACGTAAAAATTAACGGTATCGCGCGCCGGGGGGCGACGAACTCTACCGTGGATCTCGTTCTGACCGGTACTGCCGGGACATCCATCACAAACGGTACTGTGAAAGACACGAATAACGTGATCTGGCGACTTCCTGCCTCGGTGACGATCGGTGTCGGTGGTACCGTGACGGTAACTGCTACCTGTTCAAACAGCGGAGCGGTTGCGGCGCTGGCCGGGACGATTACCACTATCAACACGCCGACCCGTGGCTGGGCATCGGTAACCAACCCGGCGGCGGCCACCGTAGGCGCACCGGCTGAAACCGACGCAGAGCTGCGCATCAGGCAGGGGCAAAGCGTAGCGCTACCATCCCTCACACCGTTTGAAGGTGTCGACGGTGCGATCGCCAACGTTGCAGGCGTGACACGTCATAAACTCTACGAGAATGATACTGGTTCCACCGACAGCAACGGGCTACCGCCTCATTCCATTTCCGCCATCGTCGATGGAGGTGATGTTACCGAGATAGCCCAGACAATCAGGGGAAACAAAGGGCAGGGAACAGCCACCTATGGGACGACATCTGTCACGGTACTGGACACCTACGGCAACCCACACGTGATCAGCTTTTCTCGGTCTACTGATGTGCCAATTTATGGACATATCACCCTGAAGGCATTCACCGGCTACACGTCGCAAATTGGCGTACAGATTCAGCAGGCCGTCGCGGATTACATCAACGGGCTGACGATCGGCGACGATGTACTGCTGAGCAGGATTTATTCTCCGGCGAACCTCGGCGTAGTGAGTGGTGGCAACGCGCGCTACTACGACATACAGGAACTGCTGATTGGCAAATCAGCCGGTAGCGTCGCGGCGGCAAACATCATTATCGCCTACAACGAATCCGCGTCGTGTAAACCCGAAAACATTGTTCTAACGGTGACGTCATGAGCAAGTACACGGACTTAATCACCAACTATCACGCCACGAAGCCGAAATTTTTTGATCACGTCGACCTGAGCACGCGGCCACTGATTGATATCACCGGTGCCACCTGGGGGCTGGTAAGCGCTTTCGATATTGATACCGCTGTCGGCGTTCAGCTCGATACGCTCGGCCTCTGGATTGGCCGCAGTCGCATCGTCAGCCAGCCGATAAGCGGCGTTTATTTCAGCTGGGACACTGACGGGCTTGGATATGACCAGGGTGTATGGCAAGGCCCGTATGACCCAGATTCAGGTTACACCACGCTGAGCGATGCAACCTATCGCATCGTGCTTAAGGCGAAAATCGCTATCAACAACTGGGACGGCCGCAATGATTCGCTTCCTCCCATCCTTGACGCTGCGACCGCAGGCTCTGGCCTGAGGATGCAAATCGTCGACAACCAGGACATGACTATCTCGGTCTGGGTATTTCCCGAGACTGACATTTCTGAAGTGTCTCTAGAACTGATCGCCGCTATTAAACAGGGCTATCTCACCGTTAAAGCTGCTGGCGTATGGGCCGGTGACGTGGAAACGCCTTCGGTAGAAACACCGTCAGAAGGCTCTAAATTCTTTGGGTTTGATATGGATAACGAATACATCGGCGGGTTCGATGTTGGAGCATGGGGGACTTTACTCTAATGGCAACAAATAACTTTAAAGCGTTCGCGCTAGATCCGAATGCTAACGTCACATCACAAGCTGACTGGGAGGCGCTCCCGGCACTGCTGTCTGGCTTCACGGCAGGAAAAGCATCCAGCGCACAGGTCAACAAAGCAATTCGCCAGGCGACCACAATCGCTGCGCTGGTGGGCCAGTTTATTGCGAACTCTGGCGCGGATGCTCTGGACAATGCTGATGTTAACGGTCTGGTGACAAAATTCACGAACGCCCTTATCGCAAACCTCCGTTTGGGAGCTGGCGCGCCAGCTATCGGTATTCCGTTTTTCTGGCCGTCCTCGGCGATGCCTAATACCGTTATGACTGAATGGGCCGACATGGTGTTTCTGAAGTTCAACGGCGCGACGTTCTCGGCGGCTACTTATCCTAAGCTTGCTCTGGTATTTCCAGGATTAACGCTTACCGAAGCGCGCGGGGAGTTTTTGCGAATCTGGGATGATGGCCGTGGTGTGGATAGTGGCCGCACATTACTTTCCGCGCAATCAGACGATTTCAAAACTCACGAGCATAAATTTTTAGGGACAAATGGAAGTGGCAGTAATGTAGTGTTTGGCACCGTTTCGAATGCATCTCCTTTATATACAAACGGCATCAGTCAGCCCGGTGGATCGGCTTTGCCTGCATTCCAGAATCCAGGCGGCACTGAAACACGCCCGCGTAACATTGCATTCAACTTTTTAGTAAGGGCTAAATAATGAAACCTATTTTCGATGAAAATGGACTAGCAACAGAACCGGGTGAAATCCGATGCTATTACTACGACGCGATGACGTTTGAATACATGGGATGGTCTGACGAATATATTAATATTGGTGTCAGCATGCCCGGTGATTCTACTGATATTGACCCAGGTAATGAAGTGGCTGGGAAGGTTGCTGTATTCCAGAACGGCGGATGGGTTCTGAATGAAGACCATCGTGGTGAAACGGTATATTCAACCTCTGACGCCTCAGCCTCAACGGTGGACTATATCGGTCCAATCAAGGATGGTTACACCAGCATTACCCCATCAGGTCCTTACCAGAAATGGGATGGGAAAAAATGGGTAACAGATACAGATGCTCAGCATGCTGCTGATGTAAAAGCGGCGGACAAGCAGAAAGCAGCGTTGCTGTCTGAAGCGCAGGGAACTATCAGTTTCTGGCAAACTGAGCTGCAGTTGGGCATCATCAGCGATGAAGATAAAGCCAGCTTGATAGCTTGGATGAACTACATCAAAGCTCTTCAGGCGATCGACACGTCGAAAGCGCCGGATATCAACTGGCCTTTAAAGCCTTAG